GGGTAGCATAACGTAGTAATCTTGGGTAACGTTTTGAGCGTTTCCAAAATAGAGTTTAGGCTCAATGGTTTTTAGGTGCTTAAATAAAGCTTCGGGGAAGGTCATTTGTTGTTATACCTCTGCATGGCGGCTTGAAAGCTCTTGGTTATTTCTTCATCCGATCCAGCGATTTGAGCTGCCGGTCTTAGGTATGGGCTATAGGTGTAAGGCCCACCTGGTCCATTCTTTGGTGCGATGTTTTCTTTTTGCTCGTTTGGTTGGTTAGGCATGCCAAACTCTTGGGCCAGGGCATAGGGCGCATTAGCGGTTACAGTCCCGACCAAGCCGTTAGCTTCTCCAACGATTGATCCCTTCAAATTCCCCTTATCTGTTCTAACCTTAAAAGCTGCCACTTGCTCAGCTTTCTTCATGGTTCTTAGAACCATTTCCTCTCCGACCTGGCGTGGCATTTTACTAAGGTTAAAATTTATGGTTACGCCGCTAACTGCCATATTTACCTAACAAACATTCCTTGTGGTGACTAACTCCCCCGGCCCCGGTGGGCATGTCCGCAAAAAGCACGATCCAGGGAATTCCATCTTGTACCACAATACCACCTTCTTTTACCGCCTGGGTAACGGCACAATATAAGCGCGCGCTTACTTGTTGACTTAGAGCCAGGTGGGTAAACGACTGATTTCCGCTGGTCGGCTGAATGAAGCCTGAACCAGCTACCGGCGTTGTATAGGTGGTTTCAAAGCCATCATTTACTGGATTCGATAGGGTTAAGGGTCGATAACGCGCTTCCAGGCTCAAACTATTACATCCTCATAGTAAACCGCAGGCTCTAAGCCCAAAGGATCACCCCGACGATCACGCCATTGAGGTTGCAAGGTTCCAGACTTGGTGGAAATAAACCGCCATTTCTTTAGCAGGGCATAAATCATGTCGGGGTAGCCGTTACTGGCGGTATCGCGCGTGTAGCTGTAGGTTCCAATGTTTTCCGACTTTAAGCCAGCACTGGCTACGCCGAAAAGATAGTTAATCATGGCCGCAGCGCAAGGCTTCATTCCTACTGGCCAGGGGAAAGCGGCACTTCCCCAGTCACGGTTAGTGTATGTCTTAATGTCATCCTCGATAATTGGGATATAGAGGTCGATTTGATTGTCACGGCTTGTGTCGGTGATGCCCAGGATTGTCTTGACTTCTGCTTGGGTTATTACTGCCATGCAATTACTATATAGTCGAAAGTCTATACAGTCAAGGATAGGTCGCAAACTAAAGCTGTGCCTTCGACGGTCATAGTAACACCAGTCTTTAGCGTAGCCAAAGATATTGCCAAGGAATTTCTATTACGGTTTCGTGGAGTTGCTCCAGAACCAGCTGAATAAGTTGATCCTTCGGCAATTCTAAGTTCACCGACATTTGCTGTAGACGACCAGATTGTCGGCCTCATGTGAATGTAGGATCCTGCTGGAACGTCCATAGAAAGAATGAAGGTTGAACCGGCTGCAATCGAGCCGCTTTTACCTGACAGGGTAAAGCCTTTGCCTTTGTGGATATAGTTATGATCTGAGGATATAAAAACCTGTCGGCCTGTGAAGTTGTCTTTAGCCGAATCACTTGGATTATTTCGCATGGATAAATCCTTTTAAGCCCTGATTGCTCAGGGCTATGACTATTCTTCTTTAACAGCTCGACTGCGTTTCGGCTTATCGGCTTCTCCATTAAACATAGTTTCTAAGGCCGACAAGCGCCGTTCAAGCGCTTCGTATTCGGACCGAGAAACTGGGTTTGATTTGCGCCCATGAGGTATCTCAAGGGGCTTTCCATCTTGCATATACATTATACGCGCACTCCAATAAAGGTTACGAAGCCACGAGTATTAGCTGCGGTTCCACCGCTGGACAGCACCTTGACGGTATCGCCAGTAGCAAGGATTAGTCTGGCATCGTTGGCCACTACCGCACCAGCTGCAAGGCGCGAGACTGCACCATCGGCGGCGCAGGTAATGCCAGTACACATAGCGTCGGCGCCTTTTTGCGGCACGATAGTTCCTGAGGCGTTGGTTGCGTTGGCTTTTACGATAACGTCCAAGATTCGCATAGGAAAAGGTGCCACGAAAGCGTTGACAGCGGTTGATGCGTCGGCTGCTACGGCGTAAGTAAATACTACCGGGCTGTATTGGTTCAGCTCGTTCATTTGTTGGTTGGCGGTTAAGCCTGATCTGGTTCGTTTTGGCATAGGGTTTCCTTAAAAAGCCCCCTTGTTACAGGGGGCTATTGGCTTAGGCTAACTTGTGGCGAAGGACCACAATACCCATATTCTCGGCGCTGTAGGCCCGGTTCCAATTGGTAGCAGCGTAGGTCTCAGCATCGGTTGGGCTTACGCCAGCAACAGAAGTATCGGCCCATTGCATACCCATTGGATGGATAGCGAAGGTTCGGCGAGTGTAAAGCTTGTCAATACCAAATCCTTGGCTTGGGTCCCGGTCGGTTTCGGTAGGCAGATAACCGTTAGTGGTTAAGCCCATTCGAAGTACGCCATTTTTGAGAATGTAGGAATCATACACGGTGGAGTTGACGTAAGCGTTGCGGTCAACAATTACACTCATGCCCATGTAGAATTCCAAAGGTCGCTCTTGGCCTGAGATTGGCACGTAGTCAATCAGGTCATTCTTGCGCATCAAAGCGTAGGTCAAAGGATGAACCAGGATAGCAGCAAAAGCTCCGCTTGCGTTATCTTGAGCTCCAACCACGCCATTCTCACCAAGTTTGGCTTGAGCGTCGATAACAGCAGAATCGCTGAATACCGCAGCTGCACCAGCCCCGCCGGAAATGTCATTCACCAAGTCGCCTGAATCGTTGGCGATATTGTCAGCGACTAAACCGCGCAAGCTGTTAATGGCGATCTGGTCGAAAGCTTGCGCCCAGTAGCCAGTAACCATATTGATTAGGCTGTCCATGGGGTCAGAGCCAGCGTACACGGACACAAGGTCATTGCTGCCCCAAACTTTATTGCGAACTTGCTTGCGGAAAGTCTGCTTGCCGGCTGCCAGGTTGTTAACGGTTGCGTCGCTTGCTTCGGCTGGAATATCGCCAGAAGTACCAGCTACGTCTTGCCAGTAGGGCAGATTGTAAATCTCACCGCCGCCAGCTAACAGGCCTGACACTACCGGGTCATTAGCCATGGCACCGGAAGCGAAGAACCGGGAGCGATAGATTGAAGGTTCAACGGTGTAGCCGTTGAATACGTCGGGAACGATTGCATTAGTTAGGCGTGTCTCTGCCATTTAATTACCTCTTTGTTTTTTGCCAATCCAAAACCGCTTGCTTTGCTTCAGGGCTTTGGCTGGCGTAGGCCATTACTTCGGACATTGTCATTTTAGAGAAGTCCGAGCTTCCATTCTCACCACGTTTAGGCGGTGGGTTGTTTCCGAATATCTCGGATTTGTATTTTTGTAGTTCTTTATCCCGCCAGCTCGACAACTTGCCGGTAAGATTGTTTATAGTTGCCTTAAATTTGTCTTCGTCTTCGATCAGGACAAAGTCGGACAAATCAGGGTCAAGGCCAAGTTTTGAAAATTCCGTAATAGCCTGTACTTTTCGTTCTTTCAAGAGCGAATTACGTTCAGACTGTTCAATCTTATTTCTAAGCGCTTCAATTTCTAAGACTTCGGGACTCTTGGTCGAGCGCTTGCGCACTTCGGCTTCAATAATCTCGGGCAGTTTTTCTTTCTGCCAGTTCGCCATGGTCGTTTCATGCTTAAGGCTTAATTGCCTTTGAAACTCTGGATGCTTACCGATATCGTTGGTTAATACATACTTCCCAAGCTCAGACTTAAACGCCTCGCGCTTGTCTTCGGGTAACAGATCAATAAATTCCTGCATTATCGCTCCTTTGCCCACCAGCTTAAGCCAGTAAGCTAATTACACTATATATTGACTTTGATATATATGTCAAAGCCAATCGTTGAGTAATAAAAAGACCCCCAGGCAAGAGGAAGGATTACCCAGGGGCCACGAGTAAAGGAGGTACTCTGCGGTTAGTATAGCTTAGGGTTGTGGGGTTGTCAAAGCAATACGAGCTTTGATTGATTCGAGCGATTCCCATGAATAGGTCATTGATCTGTCATGTAAATAAATATGCAGATGGTCGCCTTTGCCTTGTATCTTTGACGGTTTAATCCGGTTTATTATTTTAGGATCAATATAGTCGTGAACCGTTCCATCGATGCGGTATAGATCGATCATAGCTCATCCCAAGCCTTGCCCAATTTGGCAGGATCGAATGGTTTTAGATGGCTTATATC